CGCCGCCAGGGCCGACGCCAGGGCCGACGCCAGGGACGCCCAGAAATCCGCCTTTATTCAGCTTGTGACCACCGGCACCCTCCCATGACCTCTCTCGTCCTCGCCTCACTGACTGGCTCACTCCTGCTCCCCGTCGCCATGGGTGAGCGCATGTGCGCCCTTCTCCATCAAGGCCACACCGTCAGATCCGCCAGCCGCGCCACCGTCACGCACTTCTGGCCCACACTCAGCACCCTCTCCCACGACGACCTGATGACAATCTCAGGCCTCGCAGGTCGATCAGCTGCTGAACAGTGCCCCGGCGCTGGTGGCCAGTGATGACCAGCTGGATCACACATCGCCTGCCCACCGCCGCCGACGCTGACCCCTTCGGCATGGTCCGCTGGAGCCCTCATCACCCAGGCCTTCTCACCCCATGGCATGACGTTCGCCAGGGTGAACCATGGACGCACTCCAGCGCCTGGACACAACCGCCCGACCTTGTGCCCTGACTTATCCGATTCAGCTACGTTCAGCCTCTCACTCTCCCGAGACGTGCAAGCTCTCCCACCCTTCACTCCCACCTGCGTCAGCCTTCCCCGCGATCAGCTCGACTGGCTCGACACACACGCCGCTGCTCAGCGCATCTCCCGCTCCGCTCTCGTCCGCCAGGCCGTTGATGCGCTGATCCAAAGCCGCACACGCCGCGCGCACGCCGATGGATGAGCCCTTCAACTGGAGGGCTTACCTCCCGCTGCTCAACGGCTACCCCCTCCTGCCATGCGGTGCTGGCGCCGAAGGCAAGGCACCCCTCGACCCAGCCACAGGCGGCCCCGCCGCCAACTGGCAGACCTCCGCTTACACACCAGCCCAGATCGCCCAGCTCAACGGCTCCGTCCTCTGCGTCGGCACACGCACCGGCCCAGATGCCGGCGGCCTCCTGGTCTTCGACATCGATGGACAGTCCGCCATCGACTACTGCACCGAGCGCGGTTGCGATCCGTTCACCACCACCACCTGGCACATCGTCCGCGACACCGACACCACCCGTCTCAAAGTCGCCTTCAAGCTCCCGCCCGACCTCTGGCCACACCTTGGCCAGATCAAGCGCAAGCACACCACCCTCCCCGCCACTGATTCCGCCAAGGCCGAGCAGGTCGAGCTCTTCTTCGGCCGCGGACAGATCATCGTCCTCGGCTCCCACATCACCTCCGGCGGCCACTACTACTGGCCCGAAGGTCACACCCCCGCCGAACTCAGCGAACCGCCGCCCGAATGGTGGGCCCTCGCCCTCCAGCTCGCCGCCACAGGGCCCCAGGAGCCCCCGCAGCAGGCTCGCATCCTCCTGGAGGATGCACCGCCCACCACGGGCGCCCGTCGCCCCGTAGACGACCTCACGCGCGCTGCTGACGCCATTCAGGCGCTCGACCCAGCTATGGGACACGACGACTGGGTGACCGTCGGCATGGCCATGCACGCGATCGACCCCATCGCCGGTGAGGCCATCTGGGACAACTGGTCTCGTCGCTGCCCCCAGAAGTACGAAGCCCGGGTCATCGCCCAGAAATGGCGGTCCTTCAAGCCCGGCGGCGGCATCACCCCGAACACGCTCTTCGGCCTCGCACGCAAGGCCGGCTGGCGCGATCCCTTTGCCGCCACTAGCCGGCCGACACACCCGCCCGGCGCCCCGCAGGCCACCAGTGGCACCCAGGAGCCTCAGGAGGGCGCCTCGGGGGGCGAGTCGCCCCGTCGCTACAGCGAGCTGCTCAGCGACGCCCTGGACGCCGCTCAGGGCGCTGATCAGGACGCCTACGCCGAAACGGTCGCCGAACTCATGGTTCGCTTCCGCGTCGGCGCCTCCGGTGTTCAGTCCGCCCTCATGCGCCTGCTCACAGCTCGTCACTCCTCCGGCACCGCCACCCCCGCCGCCGGCTATGTGGACATCACCGACGTGGAGCACCTTGATCACCTGGTGCCTGGCTTCATCGCCGCTCACGAGCAGACCCTCCTCCACGCTCCCAAGGGCACCGGCAAGACCCTCGCAGCCTTGGCCGTCGCCAAATCCGTCGTCCTCGGCACCGGCCTCCTGGATCACTCCGAACCCGCCCCCCAGGGCCGCGTCCTCTACCTCGCGACGGATTCCGGTTGCGCCTCCATGCACACCCAGATGCAGGAGATCGGCCTGCTCGAGCTCCCACAGTTCACACCCGGTCACCCCGAGCAGCGGTTCTTCATCCGCGGCCATCACTCCCGCCAGGGCGTCTCGGCATGGGAGGCCACCATCCCCGAGATCCTCTGGCTCCTGAACGAAGTCCAGCGCCAGTGCTTCGACCTGGTGATCATCGACTCCGCCAAGGCCTGCCTTTCCCTCACCGACCTCGACTACACCGACAACCGCGCCGTCGGATCGCTGCTGACCCTCTTCCAGCGCGTCATCTGCCCACACACCGCCATCCTCTGGCTCCACCACGACGGCCGCGAAACCGGCCACAACGCAGGCGCCAAGGTCTGGGCTGAGCTGCCCGTCATCGTTCACCGCCTGGAGCGTGTCGAGCAGGACAAGCCCAAGCACCCTTCCAGTGGCGAAGAGGACAAGGGCCAGCCAACCGGCCCAGTGCCCCGCCGCTGGTGCTGCGTGAAGTCGCGCATTGCCGGGGACGAGCGCTCGTTCATCTACTCCCTCCAGCCCACCGGTGAGTTCGAGATCGCCCCAGACGTGGAGGTGATCGGCAACTGCTCCGAAGCCGTGATCCAGGTGCTCCGCACCGCCGCCGCCAGCGGGCAGGACAGCCTCCCCTATGCCGTCCTCGTCGCCCGGGTGGCCGAAATCAGCGGCCGATCCCTCAAGACCGTGAAGAACACGCTCACCCGGATGAAGGCCGGCCGCGAACCAGACATTCGCCTCTCCGGACCAGGGCGCTACAGCCTCACGCCTCGCGCGCGTGTAAAGGGGGTGTGTGTTTTTGGGACTAAATCTAAAGATAGCCCAGCCATACCAATGGATCTGGTCGGTCCCGGCACAGTCCCGACCGGGACTGAATCGGGACTCTCGCTCGAAAAAGGGAGTCCCGATTCAGTCCCGTCGGGACCACCCCCGGGACCGACTAAACCGACTGCCACAACTGACGAGTCCCGGAAAACAGTCCCAACACACACACACCCCCCACGCGCGGGCGCGCGCGAGGACGCGCCATCGGGACCGCCACAAGCTGGATCGGGACTCGAACCACCCCCATCACCCTCAGGAGACTGTTTGCCTCTGGTACGCTTGGGCGTACCAGAAGGCAAAAGCACTCCGCCCGGTGCGCCCAGCTGGTTCGCCCGCCTCGTTCAACTCCGCCGCGAGCGGCCCAACACCGCACCGGCCACACTCGCCCTGGTGATCGACGAGCAGGCCACCGGCACCCCCACCGGCGCACAGGTGAAGGCATGGATTCCTGCCGCTGATCGCTTCATCGCCCAGCAGGACGGTGATCCCCCTGGGGCGCCATGACCACCACCCGTAAGCTCAGCCCGGCCGGGTCGGCCCGAATACAACACCCGCTGGACGGGAAATCACGGCAGGCACCCGGTCGGTTTGTAGGGCCACCGGGAACGCCATCGGAGGCCCGGCTTCTACTTCACGGCTATGCTTGCGGTGCTGCAGCGATGCAGCGTCCTACGACAACCGAATCCATGAGCCCACAGCAGCTCCCCGTGGCCGAGTGCCGCGCTCTGCCCGTGTCCTTCCGAGGCGTCCAGTCTCGTCTCTGGAACGGCGTGGCCATTCAGCGCCGCGTCGCTGACGGCTACGTCAACGCCACACGCATGTGCAAGGCCAACGGCAAGCGGTGGCACGACTACATCCGCTACGACCGCAGCCAGGCCTACATCGACGCCCTGGCCGTCGCCTTGGGGTCAGCGGGAAATCCCGCCGACCTCACCCGCCAGGTGATGACCGGCCCGAACCACCTCCGCGGCACCTGGGTCCACCCACGCCTTGCCGTTGACCTCGCCCGTTGGATCTCCCCCCAGTTCGCGGTCTGGATGGACGGCTGGTTCCTCGAATCCATCACCACCACACCCACACCCCTCCCAACGCCCCGCAAGCGCCGCCCCAGGCCCGCTCCGCCCATTGCGCCTCCTCCTGCCCAGGGCGTCCTTGCCGACTGCTCACAGATCGTCTGGGACAACGCTCCGCACGCTGAGCGCATCTGCCATGGCCTGCTCTACCTCACCCGGCGCATCGACACCTACGACCCCCTTCACCAGGCCTTCTCAAGGCGCCTCATGGCCAACATGATCCGCCACTTCGAGCGCCTCATGGACATCCAGTCTCCTGTCGAACCTGACGACACCGATCAGTTCGTCACTGCTCGCGCTCGATCCGTCGCCCGCGTCCTTCTCCAAGAGCTCTGCGACCTCAGCCGATGACATCCCTGCTCGCGTCGCCCTGCAGCTACCTGCGCCGAGACGACGCGACGCACACCTACCTGGACGCACAGGGCCGCCCGGTGCCCATCTCCGTCACCGGCGTCCTTGCCGCCTCCGACAGCCCGCACAAGCGGCGGATCCTCGAAGAGACCCGCCCGCAGTGGGAGGCACGCGGCAACGCCTGCCACCGGGCCCTTGAGCTCTGGATCACCTCTGGCCGCACCTGGCTGCCCTCGCCCGGCTGCCCCACCTTCTCGCCCTTCATCCCATGGATTCTTCCCCTCACCACTTGGGCCGGCTGGAACGGCCTCACGTTCACGGCCTCAGAGCTCCTCCTTCACCACCCCGAGCTCGGCATCGCCGGGCAGTTTGATGGCGCATGGCGCACCACTTCCGGCCATCGCGTCCTCTTCGACCTCAAGAGCCGCGGCCACCGTGACGCCGGCACCTACTCCACCGCCGCACAGCTCGGCGGCTACATCGTCCTGGCCGCCCGCTGGGGCATCCACTTCGACCACGCCGCCACGGTCTGGGCGCGGCCGAACCGCTACCCCACACTGAGCACCTACACCATCGGCCAGTGCCTGGCAGCCTGGGCACGCGCCTGGGCCTTCTACCGCGAACAGCTCACCTGTCCGCGCATCACCCTCTGACCTCTCACCCTCATGAGCCCAACGACCGCACCCGCGCCCGCAGCAGCGCCGCCAGCCCTCGCTGAGATCGCCTCACAGCTCGCTGATGCCTGCGAGCAGCTCAAAGCCTGGGAAGACCGCCGCAAGGATCTCCTGGCCCAGCTGGAGGCGCTCCACGAAGCGGGCGCCGCACCCGAGAAGTTCAAGCACGACGGCCTCTCCTTCTCCCGCATCGCAGGGAAGACCACCTACAGCTACGACAACGCGCCCGAGGTGATCACCGCCAAGTCCGCCCTCGAGCTCGCCCAGGAGGCCGCCAAAGCCGCAGGCCTCGCCACCGCCAAAACAGGCGCCGCTTCCTGGCGCGTCTCAACTCCTCGCTCCTGATCCATGCCTGACACCTTCTTCCGCGCCATGACGCCCGCCATCGCGCAGCTCACCCATGAAGAGTTCCACACCCAGGGACTCCGCTGGGAGCGCGCCCGCGAGCGCATCTTCCTCGCACTCGGCAACGAGGATCAGGCCTCAGTTGCCGCCTTCCACGCCCGCCGCCACGAACGCGAACTCTCCCTCTCATGAGCACTCCACACCTCACCCCCGAAGAGAACCTGGCCCGCGCTGCCACCCTTGACGAGCTGGCGCGCCTCGATGGCCGCTCTGAACCCGGCCACCCTCACCGCCACATCCTCACAGGCCTCGGCCGTCCTTTCACCCGCCTCATGGCCCTCGAAGGCGCCTTTGCGCACCTCGAGGGACTGGTGGGCATTGTCGCCCGCCTCGAGGCACGCGTGGAGGCGCTGGAGGCCGCCCAGGCGCCTCAAAGCCAGGACGTGGAGCTCAGCGCATGAGCAACCCGCAGAAGCGCCGCGGTGACGCCGCCGAACGCGAAGCCGCCGACCTGATCTCTACCCTCCTGGGCCTCCCCGCCCGCCGCGCCCTCGGCGCCGGGCGCCAGGACGACATTGGCGACATCCACGGGATCCCCGGCCACGCCATCCAGGTCGCCTCGTGGAAGGACGTGAGCCGTGCTGCCCTTGTGAAGCCGCCCCAGGCCGAGCAGCAGCGCATCAACGCCGGCGCCGCTCACGCATCCACCTGGGTGCGCTTCCGCGGTGGCCATTGGCGCGTCGTCCTCACCCCCGATCAGTGGGCCGCCCTCGTGCGCCTCACACCTACCGTTGAGCCCTATGGCGGCATCGATCACCGCCAGCGCATCGCGCAAGGACTCGATCAGGAGCTCCCGGCAGCCTGAAACACAAGGGGGCACCATCTGCCCACGGCAGAATCCAAACAGCCCCCTACCCCTCCCATGGCCAGCGTTCAGCTCGACTTTCAGGCCACGGGCATCGATCGAATCACCCAGGTCTTCAACCCGCAAAGGGTGGAGAAGACGCTGAAGGGCGCTCTCAAGTACGCGGGTGCTGCCGCCCGAACACAGTCCGGCAAGGAGATCGGGGCCCGGTACGGCATTGCCTCCGCCCGCATCAAGTCCGACATCAGCCAGGTGCGGGTCACCCCCAACGAGGCCACCATCCTCTTCTCCCGCAAACGACCGCCAACACTTCGGGCCTACTCCGGTCGCCCGTTGTCTCGCGGCGGCATCAGCTACTCCGTCTTTCGGGGTGAACGCAAGACCACCCGCGCTGGCTTCTTCCTCCGAGTGGCATCGGCCGACGCCCCAGGTATCCCGTTCGTCCGCACTGGCCCAGGACGCAAGGACATCAGGCCGATGTACGGACCTTCGATCGGATCGATCTTCGCTCGCGATTCACGCTTCGGTGAAGAGATCCGAACAACGGTGGGTGAACGAATGAACGACGCATTCTTGAAAGGAGTAGAGCGGGAGCTGCAGCGTCAGGCCCGCGGGTTCTGAGCAACGAGGCAAGGCACACCCCCATTCTCAATAAGGAAGGGTTATTGCGGGTCCTCCTGGGGGCCCAGGCGCCTGCGGGAGCACCTCCCCCCGATTTTCAGTAGTGATAGCCATTCTCAATTGTTAACAAGCCCTTGCGCCGCATGGGCTCTCGGCTGTCACGTTCGCAGCATCCCCTGCCCACGATGGCGAATGGCAACACCCCCGGACTATTTTGGTCGAGTGTTGCCAAGTGTTTCCATCGCGCTCATGAGATGGATTGGCCCTTCCGAAGCGGCCCGAGTTCTCAGCATCAGCAGAACCGCGCTTCGCCGGCAGCTGGAGCGGCTGGAGGACATCGGCGCAGCCAAGCAGGATGGCGGTCGGTGGAAGCTCCGGCGTGAAGGGCTGGAGCTGGCCTACGACGAGGTGGTGCGGCCCTGTAGCAACTCACCGCGGAAGGGAGTCCCAGCGCCCCCAGCCGCCCAACCCACCATCCCCGGAACCGACGCCCCGGATGAGGCGCTGCCGCCGCGGGCCCCGGGTGATGAGCGTGCGGCGCTGCTGGCCCAGCTGCGCGGCGAGGATTTGCCGCCAGGCACCAGCAGGACGGAGGCAGAGCGAATCCGGGCGATCGCGCAGGCGCGGCTGTCTCAGCTCGATGTGGAGGATCGTGAGGGTCGGCTGGTGGAAGCTGAGGCCGTGGGCCGCCAGTGGTTCGAGGCGGGCCGGAGGGTGCGGGACCAGGTGCTGAGCCTGCCGGCGCGGATCTCGGCTGATCTGGCGGCCGAAGTGGATCCGGTGAAGGTTGCGATTCTGCTGGAGAAGTCGCTGACGCAGTGTTTGGAGAGCATGAATGGCCCTGTTTGATGCGCGCGATCTGTGGCCGCGGCTGGTGGAGGGGCTGCGTCCGGACCCGTTGCTGAAGGTGAGCGAGTGGGCGGACCAGCATCGGCTGCTGGATTCGCGAGCGTCATCAGAAGCGGGTCCGTGGCGCACCGATCGGGTGCCGTACATGCGCGAGGTGATGGACAGCCTGAGCCGGGACGATCCGACGCAGGAGGTGGTGGTGGTAGCCGGGGCCCAGCTGGGGAAGACGGAGAGCGGGCTGAACTGGATCGGGGCGACAGTGGACGGCAGCCCGGGGCCGATGCTGTGCGTGCAGCCGACGGTAGAGCTGGCGAAGCGGTTCTCGAAACAGCGTCTGACGCCGCTGATCGAGGGCACCAGTCGGTTGCGGGAGAAGATCAGACCGAGCCGGGCCAGGGACTCAGGGAACACGGTTCTCTCGAAGGAGTACCAGGGGGGCATCGTGCTGCTGGCCGGCGCGAACAGCGCGGCGGGGCTGCGGTCGGCGCCGATCCGGGATGGGTTCTTCGATGAGGTGGACGCCTACCCATTAGATGTGGACGGAGAGGGCGATCCGTTGGAGCTGGCGGTGGCGCGGACGCGCAACTTCAGCCGGCGGAAGGTGCTCTACACCTCGACGCCGACGCTGGCGGGCACGTCGCGGATCTGGGCTTTGTGGATGCTGTCGGATCAGCGGGTGTATCTGGTGCCGTGTCCGCATTGTGGGCATGAGCAACGGATCGATTGGGAGCGGATCCGGTACGACGCGAAGGCGCTGGAGACGGATCACGCCGATGTGCGCCTGGCGTGTGAGGGCTGCGGCGAGCTGATCGAGGAACGGCACAAGGGGCGAATGCTGGCCGCCGGGAGGTGGGAGCCGCAGAACCCTGGGGCGCGGATCCGTGGCTTTCAGATCAGCTCGCTCTACAGCCCGCTGGGGTGGTTCAGCTGGGCCGATGCAGCGCGGCAGTGGGAGAAGGCGCAGGGGAACGACCTGAAGCTGCGCGTCTTCCACAACACCGTGCTCGGTCTGCCGTGGGCGGAGCAGGGGGAAGCGCCGGAATGGGAGGCGCTCTACCGCCGGCGGGAGGAGTACCAGATCGGGACCGTGCCGGCTGGCGGCCTGGTGCTGACGGCTGGCGTGGACGTGCAGCGCTCACCGGGCCGGCTCGAGGTGGAGGTGGTGGCCTGGGGGCCGGGGCTGGAGAGCTGGAGCGTGGATTACCGGGTGCTGGAGGGCGACACCGGCACGGTGGATGGTGAGCCGTGGCGTGAGCTGTCGAAGCTGCTCAGGGAGACGTTCCCGGTGGATGGTGGGGGGCGGCTGCCGATCTCGCGGCTGGCGGTGGACTCAGGCGACCAGACCCAGACGGTCTACGCCTGGGTGCGTGCGCAGCGTGACCAGCGGGTGATGGCGACGAAGGGCCGCGACACGCAGCTGCAGCTGGTGGGGCTGCCGACGAGTCAGGAGGTGCGGGTGGATGGGAAGCGCTACCGGCACGGGATCAAGCTGTGGAACATCGGCTCCAGCGTCGGCAAACAGGAGCTCTACGGGTGGCTGAAGCAGGAGGCGCCGCTGGAGCCGGATGAACCGCTGCCGCCGGGGTGGTGCCACTTCCCGATGTATCCGCAGGAGTGGTTCATGGGACTGACGGCTGAGGAGCTGCAGATGCGTGAGGTGCGCGGGTTCCCGGTGTGGGAGTGGGTGAAGATCCGGAAGCGAAACGAGCAGCTCGACTGCCGGGTGATGGCGCGTGCAGCGCTGGCGGCCCTGGGCGCGGATCGGTGGAAGGCTGAGGACTGGGGGGTGAAGGCGGCGAAGCTGGCGGAGCGGGCAGCAGTGAAGGCTGCGGAGCCTGCCCCTGTGGCCGTGGCGGCTGCAGCGCCGGCGGCGGTGGA